TACCTGCTTGCACATCACCCATCCCGGCAACTTCGTCAGTTTCAATAGTGATATTTTTAACGAAACCTTCTTCACTGAAATCTACAGCAACTCGATCTTCGTCGCCACCTTCACCAAACTCACCAAACTCATCAGACGAATAGTCGTCAATTGTTTGATTTATTTCAATATTGTTCATGGGTGCCCTCCATTATTATCTATGTATTTATTAAACAACTAAATATATTATGGAACTAATTTTCTTTTTTTGCTTACTTGTTAAACATGCAACTGCTGATTTATTCTTGCAAACAATTATTAAACCACCTAACAACAAACTAGCTTGGCTCGGAAGCGGACATAAACATTATAGAGATCATGCCATATGTAATTTTATTGTGTGTATATTCTTTGTATCACCGATGTGGGCATTGTTATTTTCAATACTAGACTATGTAATACATTGGCATATTGATTGGAGCAAAACAAATGTCTTTGCTTATTTTAAAATCGCTAGAGAAGGTAAAACATTTTGGAAATGGCAAACATTAGATCAAATAGCACATTATGCTACTGCACTTCTTATCGTTTACCTGTCAACTTTGCTTTAAGAGCTGCATTAGGATCTACTAATTTGTTGTTTAATTTTGCTTTCATGTCAGCAGCACCTTGTTCAGCCATCTTTGTCTTTAGTGCATTGTGTGACATTCTGATGTCATCAGGTTTAGGGGACTGATAAATTTTTGGATAACTAAACGTCTCTTTTTTTCTATCTTCAAATTCATCATTGCGCCTCATTAAATGTACACGTTGTTGTACATTTTGTGTTTTATCTTCTATTGTTTTTAATTTTTCATATGCTTCAGCAAGCATATCAAGGCGTTCTTTTAGCGTCATTTGTCTTGGTCAACCTATATGTTTTTAACCATAATTTAATATCATTATTCGCTTTTTTAATTCTACGAAGTTGTTTTGATAGTTTAGGGTCATGCTTAAATATTTTACTCATTAGTATACCTATTTATCTGCCACTGGAATACAGTATGCATAAATGGTATTACTATGATGTGCATGTTGACTACTTAACTTCTCAGCTATATAAGTGCAAACTCGCACATCATTATAATATATTCTATCACCAACTTCAACTGGATTGTTAAGTCCTTGCATCGTAATTAAAACAAACAGAACGTTTACCACCAGCCAGCACCTAATCCCATTGCCCATATACCGAAGCCAAGGAATGCAACAAGACCAACTAGTAAAGCAATCAATGAAACAGTTTCTACAAACTTTTTACGTCTTTGTTCTTGTTTATACACTGTTGCTTCACGCTTCTTACGTATGTCTCTACGCATTTCTTTAAGTTCTTCCATAGTGCCGAAACCAAAACGTGCGTTAAGCATGTTTGCAAGTTCTTTTTCTTGCTCCATTAGTTTCTTTTCATGTATAAGAATTGCCAAGGCTTCTTCTTCAACACTACCAGCGGCAAATAGTTTTTTAAATATAGGCGGATTTCTATCTCTAGCTTGTGCATGTCTAAAATCTGCACTAGCGGTATACCACTTACCTAATTGGTTTGCGATATTTTCAAATTCTTGTCCGGCATATACTAACTTCTTTACCCCATTAAATGCCGCAGTGGCGGCTGTGATCGCTGTAATTGGATCTATCATATTATTACCCTCATTGTAGGAGCCCTCACTCCGTGTATGTATTTAGTCATAAAAAAAGGCCGCACAAGGCGACCTTTTATTTAATTTGTATATACTTAGAAACTAAATGAAGCGCCTACACCAATTGTGTCGTCTTCTGCTTCTAGATCATATGCACCTTCTGCATACAATGTTAAGCCGCTACCCATTTCACGTGAGTAACCTAAGCCAATGTTTTCAGCCATATCATCTTCGTCACCGTTAATGAAACCTGTTATACCCATTGTGCTCATTGAAAGCTCATAAGCTAAATGACTGTCTGCATATGTGATAACTGTGCTTGTTGATACTACACCTAAGTCTGCACCTACTTCAGCTGCATATGTGTTTACGTCTGTTGTTTCGTTCATGTCTACAACGCCCGTTAAGCTCACACCTGCACCTAGTTCTGTGCCGTATGACAACTGAATGTTTTCAATATCAGTTGCGTCTGATGACATATCTAGTACACCGATCATTGCACTTGCTCCGCCCCATGCTACGATCACGCTATCGTGGTCTGCTGGATCTGCTAGTGTGTTATCGCCGACCATTTCTAGGCCGCCATCTGGGAACAAGTCACCTTGGTCACCAACTGATACAGTTGCAACACCTACTTGTACACCTAAAGCATACTCGTCAACTACTAGTGCTGAACTGTCATTAATTTCCAAGCCAATGTTACCAAATGCAACACCAGTGCTTGCTAGGCCTAAGCCTAGTGTAGTTGTGTTAACTACATCGCCTGCTGTATTTTCAGTTACTTCCATTTTAACTGAACCAGTTAAATCTGCTGCTGACGCTGTGCCAGCTAATACTAATGCTGCAATTGCAGTCATAAATACGTTACGCATAATATATTTCCTTTTTATTTGTTATGTGTAATTTGAAAGGACAAGCTCGACACTTGTCCTTTCTACATTGTAATTATACAATCATTGATAGCTGATCACAACCATTATGAGCGTAAATGCTGCGGTTGCAAAAAGTCTTATTAATAATTGTGGCTTTTGTGTAACATCATCCACTTACATATGATTTATCCGATGGACGATACCACATTTTTTGATCGTGTAGTCTTCCAAGAAGCTCGAGTATCTCGTGCATTTCTTCTTTTAGGTTTTCTGAAGTTTCACCTTGTGCTATAGACAGGCCTCTACGGCCTGCCTTTGCTCTTAATGCATGTTCAATTATTTCGATATCTCTTACGGTAAGTTTGAAGCTAGTATTAGGCTTCATGTTCGATTTCCTCTTAATGCAAAATACATTCCGCCTACCCATAGTAGGACATGAAAGTGATCATATAGTATAACGTCTGTAAAACTCTCTGGGATCTTGTTTACAAGGGTTCTAAGCATAACTTATAGCTCTTCTAACAATGCCTTTAGTTTTTTCTTTGACTTGCCTTTTACTTTGGCTTTTGAGATATCGTTGTCTCCGTCACCTACGACCACAATGGCAATCATACCCATTGACTTGTGCGGTGAACACTGATACAAATATACACCCGGCGTGTCAAATGTCATTTCGACTTCTTTGTTCAGTTTTGATTTACGCGGTGCTTTCCAACCATCAGGACCTGCAATAAATTCTACATTGTGTCCTTTTGCAGATGGTACCCATGTAATTGTATCACCTACGTCAATGCGGGCAATATCTTCTGAGTACACCATCTTAGCGCCGTCTTCGCGCTTGTTTAGCATTTCGATCGTCATATCCGCTGCTAGTGCTGGTGTAGCCATTGCAAGGATAAGACTAACTGTTGTCATTAGTTTTCTCATCATTTATCCTTATATTTGTTGAGATTGGTAGGGTTATATGCGCTACCATCGTATTGTGATCCTGTTTTGTTAGGACCAGTTTCTACTCCAAAGTTACATGTTGCTACTGCAAAAAAGAATGCCAATGCACCATATGTTGTAATTTTAGAGAATTTCATAAAACCTTCGAATGTTTTTTCAGCTTCGTCTTGCGCTGCTGCTCTAACTTCGTCTGCCATAAAGTTTAACCTCGTTAATTGTTTTATAGTCAAGTGTTGGATTTAATGTTTTATAGTCAAGTGTTGGGTGTAGTTTTTTCATCATCGACCTGTTACTGTTGGTAAAGATTTTCTCCACGGAAACTCTACAAATGATGTAAAGTCTGACTTTTGGGTAGGTGTTACTTCATATTCCAAAAAATCGTAATGCATATTAGATTCAACATATCGTTCTGCTTCTTCATGGCAGCTAAACGACTTTTGGATTGTCTTTTGTGTTTTAATGTCTATCAGTGTGTATATCATAATTTTTCCTATTCTGGGGCCATAAAGAAGCACGGCGCCAATGGTGTCGCTTTACAATAACGACCAAAATATTCTTCAGGACCAACTGTTGCCATCATAGCAAGAATTGGTACACCTGCAATCATAAAGACCAATACAGCAAACGCTTTGCCTAAGTCTTTAGTTGTACAATAATTTTCAGCATGGTTACTCATCTTAGTCATGTTCTCCGCCATTACGTCGACCATTGTAGCCGTCGATCTTTGACACTGTGCCTGCAATTCTATTGAGTCGATCTGGGTTCTTATCCGCTTCGTTCATAACTGCTGCTGTAATAAAGATGCCGCCAATCAAAGCAACATGAAAGATTGCACTAATACCAAATGCCATTGTACTTCCGATCATTATTGCAAAAAGTCCAGACCATACAAATGCAAGGCACTGATATATCATATGTGCTACTCGTGTATCTAATTTTCTAAGTGGTGAATGTTCAATAGTCATTAAACTATCCCACGCACCTTTTGCTCCTTTAAAAAAGCCAGCTGGTGGGAATATATCTGTTGGTTTGTATTCCATTTTATTTACTCCGTGTCTGTTGTTACTGTATTATATAATTTAGCGCACGGCACAGCAGAGTCAAGTTTTTTTTGAACGTTTTTTTACTAATTTTGCTGTTTTTTTAATTGGTTTAGGGTGCGCTATTTTAGCACGGGCTTGAAGCGGCTGTATTGCCGCTTCTGCTTGTCGTTGTGTCCAGCTAAACTTTTTCATAGCATCTTTATAAAGTTGCTCTTCTGTTTTAGCTACAGATATTAGCCCGTATAAAAATTTGTCTATTTCAAGCCAGTTCATCTAATCACAGAACTAGCATGTGTGATTTTATAGATATTAAGTGCAAGAGTATCGTGAAACTCTTTGTCTGTCATCGAATATGTTAGTCCTTCAACTAAAGCTCTACTAAAACTTGCTTGCATGTTATTTTGCAATTTTAGTTTCTCACATGCAGTGTCGAGATCATATCCGCCACTTAATGCTAATAGTCTGTGACACTGATCATGTCTTTCTATAGTACTATACAAATTAGGTGTGTCAGGTAATGTAAGTTTTAGCCAAACCTCAGATACAAGTTTGTCTAAGTAAACTGTAAGTCGTTCTTTAAGTTTGTGTTCGATTGCATCTTTGTCTTCGTTTGTAATCAATACTTCTGGTTCGATAATCGGACGCAGGCCTGCACTCCAGGCAATTTCTGCTAGGCTAAATTGTTCTTCAAGAATATAATCAACTGTGTCAACTGAGTGTATAATACTACGCATCTTAACACCTGCACACTGATATTCATTAGCCATTCTTAACATATCAATAATTGGCATATCTTTTAAAGATCCGTCTTCTTCAACGCCGTTGTCTATTTTAAGATAGGTACGTATACCTTTCGCATTAAGAATATCTTTTATACCGCGTTCGAGACTTTCTTTAAACACAATCACCGCAAACATATGACTACTGTTAAAGGATCTATTATCCAAAATCCTTAATCTAAAATCATGCATAATATCAAACATGTTGTCTTCTGTGTATTCTACACCGTAGCGATCTAATGCTCCGGGCGTAGATCCTCCACTTTGATCTAGTGCTGCTACAAATCTTGGTAATAACATTTATATCTCCTGTTAAGTGGAGGCATTCTGTTGCCCGGGGCCTCCGTAACCGCGAACTGCCCTTAGGCTGCTTCTAAGACTCCATCGAAGTCAAAAGAAAGTTCAGGTTTGAAATTGTCATTTGCAATTATCATTTTTCTTGCGTTACGTAGCTTGCGCACGATTAACTCCACTTCACTTTCACACCTGTCGATCCTAGTTCAGCCCCGTCAAATGTACATTAGGGTTACTGTCAAATGTACATTTGGTGGAGCTGTGGGGTACTGCCCCCCAGTCCAGTATGTGTCTACGTTGCTTCAACGTCAACATATTATTTATAACATCACTATGTGGTGTTGTCAACCTTTTTGATTAGATAAGTTCCATGCTTTGATTCTATCAGCTCTTGTATAGCCTCTATCTAAGTACCACGGATCGTTGTTTAGTTTAGCAGCAATATCTTGTGCTGCTTCTGGCGTACGACAGATTGTAACAACATCTCCACGCTTGCCGCCTGTCCTTACTTTCCAGATTGCTTCGCCTTTGACATTCTGATCTGCATATACTTTGTGATCGTTATTTGGCATTATTTTCTGTCCCATCTATAAAATTTATGATTACCTATTGTACCTACTACTGTAAGCTCTTTAGCCCATTTTGGATTAACATAGTGTGCATGGTAATGTGTTGCACCTTCTGTAATACCAATATATGATTTACTTTGCATCATCTTCCAAGCAATGGTTTGGGCATTTACCCACGAATCCATATCTTGTGGCGTGTCTGGCTTGCCATCACAATACCAACTAAACTGGCATTTGTGTCTAATCATATTTCCTTGGTTGTCTACTCTACCCTGCTTGACCACAGCACATACTGTGTCAGGATAGCGTGTATCATTTACTCTGTTGATTACTACATCAGCAACAGCAATTTGGTCAGCTAAACTTGATCCTCTAGACTCGTAATATATATTAAGAGCTAGACAATACTCGTCTGGAAATATATCTGCCAAATAGTTAACTTTTGTTTCTGCTGATAAAGTAGTGGCACTGACTAGTAGCATAGTGAGTGCAATGTATAAACGTTTCATTTCTGCCTCGTAAGATTATTGTTATTGTTCGTCTTCAGGGTCTGTTGTGATTAGTTCATAGTATACCAAGTCAAGTAATTCATCTAGTTTAAGATCTGCTCTGTCTTGATCTAGTTGAAATGTTATGCCTGGATCCATATCGTCTAGGCTCCAGTCTTCGTCTTCTTCGACACCGAGGAGCAGATTAACTTGGTCTTCAGTAAGCACTTCGTGCCTCTGCTCTGCCTCCCATAAAAAACCGATCACAAGTAAACCTAATGTAATTTCTTCATCAAGTATACCGCGATCGGTAATAAAGTCTAGTACATATTCACGTATGCTATCATACGCAAACATTCTATCTGCAATGCCTTTTAAATAGTCCGCAGATTCATCGCTCATTAGAGTGAATTCTTACGGTCTTGAATTTCAGCTCTGCGAGTCTTTGTCAGTTTGCCTAGGTCGCCAAGTGCCTTACGGGCACGAGCTGCTGCGGCTTTTACATTCTTTGCTTCGAATGTTTCTGACTCTGCAAGATAGTTGTTAAACGCTTGCACGATTTGGTCGTGTTGTGACTGTTCGCTCATTCTAATTCTCCTTATAAGTTAATATAACATCTGTGTTGTAAGTTGTCAACCATTATCCGCCTGCGAAAACGTTAGGTGATCCTGCGGTGATTGCTCCGCCATCTGTTGAATCTCCTACTCTTGCAAGTGGCTTATTGCCAACAAACACAGTTCCTGATCCTACGTTAATTGCTGCTGCATGAGGAACACAAACAGGACCAGCTGGGATAGTATGTGGTGCTGTCGGGTCGCCTTTGCATTCTACTGGAATAGTATTAGCAAATACTTTAGAAGGAGAACCATGAGGTCCTACTACTGTTGTAGTTGTGTCACATCCATGTCCGGTAGTCGTCGGATCGTCTTTTCTAGCTACTGCTGGCATATAGTATTTATAACTGAATACCAGTTGTGCTGCTAATATATTGCTTTGCCATTTCACCGTCTGTTCTGCACACTAATAATAAGCTGTGCTTATTAAATGGTACTTCACTGTCTGGATTAATAGTAAACGCAAATTGTCCTAAGCCTACACCTTGTTGGTGAGCAATCACAGCCATTACTTTCTTAAGGGTAATAGTAGTTGCATCCTCACTAACAAAACGTCCAACAAGCTCTTCGCCTGCTGCTGTCTTAAGAGTTACAGTGTCACTGACACCGTATGGTTTATCTAAGATCATAATGTATGTCCTGTTCCGTTATATCCTGTGTTTTCAACATAGGCGCCAAGTTGGTCGTGGCCGCCTATTTTTTCACCATTTATAATAATTTGCGGAAAGGTTCTTGCGCCAGGAAATTCTTCTAGAATTTCTTCTCTTGTAAAGTCAACATCAAGTTGCTTGTACTCATAAGCTAAGTTGTTACGTTCGCAAAATGCCTTTGCTTGATCACAATGCGGACACTGTGTCTTTCCCCAAATAATTATCATAAACTAAATCCTTTAAAAGTGTCGTTGGACACATCTTGTTTTGTGCCTCCGATTACGTAACTACTTATCTCTGTTTCCTGCGGAGCAACCTGCACT